ACTGCAGGCCGTTCAATTTCCCTACGCCTAGCAAAAGCAATTATCAACAACACAAAATAAGTTTCTGTTAGCAAAGCGTTAACAGATTGAAGCCGGAGCGAATCCCACACCCTAAAAGCGCCGTGGAGAGCATCGCCACCACCTCACAAATCAAAACACTCATTGGAGAAAAATGTCTAAGTCATATCTTGATATTGCTCTTGAGCGCCGTGATGCAGTTAAGGTTGAAATGGATGCAGTTCTAGAGGCAGTTGCTGCCGAAGAGCGCACCGATCTTACTGCAGAGGAAACCGAAAAGGTTGATGCTCTCGTTGAAGAGGCACGCGCACTTGATGCAAAGATTGAAAAGTTCTCAACACAGGCTGCTGCAGATGCAAAGGCTGCTGAAGTTCGCGCTTCAGTTGCAGCAGTTGTAGCACCAAAGGTAGGCGGCGCAGTTGTAACACGCGAAGCCCGCACATACACACCTGAAGCAAATGTTTCATTCGTTAAGGATGTTTACGCTGCTCAGATCCGTGGCGATTACTCAGCGCAAGAGCGCCTAGCACGCCACACACGCGAAGAATCAATTGAGCGCCGTGATGTTGATACATCAAACTTTGCGGGCCTAGTTGTTCCTCAGTATTTGGTTGATCTCGCTGCACCTTATGCACGCGCAGGCCGCCCAACTGCAGATTTCGCAACATCAAAGCACGCACTTCCAGCTTCAGGTATGACGCTAAACATTAGCCGTATGACCACTGGAACATCTACTGCAGTTCAGGAAACACAAAACACTTCAGTTTCTGAAACTGATTCAGACGATACACTGCTAACAATTCCTGTACGCACAATCGCAGGCCAGCAGGATCTATCAAAGCAGGCAATTGAGCGCGGAACAGGTATTGATACATTCGTTGTAGCAGATCTCATTCGCTCTTGGCACACAACTGTAGATGCTCAGATTCTTAACGGAACAGGCTCAAACGGCCAGTTCAAGGGAATCCGCGCTTCAGGTGGAAACGCAATCACTTACACCGCTACAACACCAACAACTGCACTTCTTTACTCAAAGTTGGCAGATGCGTATCAGCAAATTGAGAGCAATGTTTTCATCGCTCCAACACACTGGATTATGCACCCACGCCGCCTTGCAGCAATTCTTGCTTCAAGCGACACAACAGGCCGCCCATTGGCAGTTCCAACAGGAAATGGCCCAATGAACGCTACTGCAGCAGGCGCTGGCCTTCCAGGATATGGCAACTCAGGTTACACAATCCTTGGACTTCCAGTTATCACTGATGCAAATGTTGGTACAACATACGGCGCAGCAACAAACCAGGATGAAATCTACTGCGTTGCAGCACCAGAAATGCACCTTTGGGAACAACCAGGATCACCTTTTGCACTCTCATTTGATGCAACAGGCGCTGGTTCACTCACTGTAAAATCTGTTGTTTACGGCTTTGGTGCCTTCTCAGCAGAGCGTTACCCACTCGCTGCCTCAATCATTTCAGGCACTGGTTTGGTAGCACCAACTTTCTAATCTAGAGAGTTAAAAATTGTGAAGGTTGGGTTAGTTTCCCCCAACTAGCCCAACCTTCACTTCTCAATTAATCGGGGGATTATGAAAAGCGCACATAAAGTTTCAATTGGTAGTTGTGATCCAGGTACTGTTGATGGCGGGTTTGCATTTAGCTTGATTCAACTTACTCAATCTAGGGCATCTCGATTAGGCCCCTTTGTGCGAATCAAGGGTTCAGGGCTTTTATCAAAGCAACGCAATCGGTTGGTTAAGCAATTCTTGGAAACCAAATCTGATTGGCTCTTAATGATGGATTCAGATGAGCAACTGCCAGTTTCAAGTTTTGATAAATTGGTTGAAGCGGCTCACGAAAAGGAACGCCCGATTGTGGCGGGATTAGTATTTGCAAGTTTTGAAACAGGGTTCCCATATCCTCAACCGGTTCCAACAATCTTTCAAGATGCACCTGAAGGCTTTTTGCCTTTGAACAAATACGATAAAGATTCGCTATTTGAAGTAGATGCAGCAGGCACCGGTTGCCTTTTAATTCATCGCAGCGTGCTAGAAAAAATGCGTGATGAAGCTGATGAACACCAGGGGCAAGATTGGTGTTGGTTTTGGGATGGACCTATCCACGGCAACTGGATTGGTGAGGATTTACAGTTTTGCCGGCGCGTTAGATCACTTGGCTTTCCTATCTACGCCCACACAGGCGCGATTCTGCCTCACTCAAAGCACTATTGGTTAGATGATAGGCAGCACGATATATGGAACGCATAAAAAGAATTTTAAGAATTAAGGTAAAATCAAAGGAAACTACTACCGCCGTTCCTGAATTGGAACGCGCAATGATTCCCAAAGTAGAAACGAGAATAAAGCGTGGCAATCACTAACGGCTACACAACGCTTAATGATGTGAAATCAGCTTTGAACATTGAAGATTCAATGGAAAATGCGAGTATTGAGATGGCTATTGCCACTGCAAGCCGCCAAATTGATGATTATTGTGGCCGTTTCTTTTATACAGATGGAACAGTTCAAGCCCCTGCAACTCGATACTACACACCTCAAAACTATTGGGTTTTGCCAACTGATGATTTTGTGAGCATCAGCGAGATTGCAACAGATGATAACTTTGATCAAACCTACGATACTGTTTGGACTGCTACCGATTCAATGTTTGAGCCGGTTAATAACCCTTCAAGGGGATGGCCTTTAACCCGCATCCTTGCGGTAGGTGCCTATGTTTTCCCAAGCCCACTGCCACAATCAGTACGCGTTCGCGGTATTTTTGGGTGGTCTAGCGTTCCTTTTGAGGTAAAAACTGCTGCAAAGATTCAGGCTTCCCGCCTGTTCCTGCGTAACCAATCACCTTTTGGAATTGCCGGTTCAACCGATATTGGAACAGTTCGCTTGGCTGCAAAGCTAGATGCCGATGTTGAGGCTCTGCTACGCCCTATGCGCCGTAACAATGGCTTGGCTAAGTAATGATACCTAGCGAGGTTAGAAACGGCTTAAAAGCCAATCTAGAGGCTATTAAGGGTATTCGGGTGTACGAACTCATACCTACACCGGCGGTTGCCCCTGCTGCAATTGTTGGCCAGTTGGATTTCACTTTTGACCTGAACAACGCCCGTGGCTTGGATCAGGCAAACCTGGATGTAATAGTTTTGGTTCAGCGACTCAGCGAGCGCACCGGCCAAAATGAACTTGATAAGTACCTGGCAGGTTCAGGGGATTACTCAATCAAGCAAGCAATTGAATCAGATCGAACTCTTGGCGGTGCCTGCAATACCTTGCGGGTTACTTCAGCCGAGGCAGGTAGTTACGCATCAGGTGATATTGAATTCCTTTCATATCGTTACCGCATCACAATTTGGGGATAGGGAGAAAAATGAGCTACACAATCACTTCAGATAATTTTGAAGGCAAAGCAAAGGGTGAATCAATCACCGAAAAAGAATTGCTTGAATCAGGCTTGAACATTGAGGCACTGATTGCAGGCGAGCATCTCAAGGATGCAAAGGCACCAATCAAACCGGCTACAGTAGAGGAAACTAAATAATGGCCCGCATAGTCCTAACAAACGCCTATATTACAATTAATGGCGTTAACCTTTCTGATCATATTGGTAGCGTTACGCTAACAACAACTGATGATGTAATTGAAACCACTGCATTTGGAACAACTGCGCGTACACGAATCGGTGGCCTTGCAGATAATTCCGTTGCTCTTGAATTTCATCAGGATTATGCAGCCAACTCAGTTGAGGCAACTATCAACGCAGCAGGCTCATCTCTTGTTGGAACAGTAACTGCAATAGTTGTAAAGCCAAACGGCGCTACAACTGCAGCCGATAACCCTGCATATAGCTTTAATGCTTTGGTTTCAGAATGGACCCCACTTAACGGCGCAGTTGGCGAACTAGCCACTGCATCTGTTACTTGGCCGATTGATGGAAATATTACAAAGGCGGTTTCATAAATGGCAAGAATCGTACTCACAAATGTTGCAGTTACATTTGGCACAACCGATATTTCAAGTTATGTAACAAGCGTAACTTTGGGATCCACCTACGATGTTGTTGAAACCACTGCGTTCGGCAACACTGCCCGTACAAGAGTGGCTGGCCTTGCAGATAATTCTGTTTCATTTGAGTTTAATCAGGATTACGCAGCAAGCGCACTTGAGGCAACAATTTACCCAACACTAGGAACTGCAGTTTCAATTACAGTTCGCCCTGTTGCTGGTTCATCACCTGCATACAGTTTCTCAGCGTTGGTTTCAGAGTGGACACCGCTTAATGGAGCAGTTGGCGAACTTGCAACTGCATCTGTTACTTGGCCTATCAGTGGTACAATCACAAAATCCTAATATAACAAGGGGGAAAAGATGGATGGATTAGCAGTTAAAGTAAAAACAACAGATGGCGTTGAGGCAACTTACAAGTTAACCCCACGCGTGATTGTTGGATTCGAGCAACAGTACGGCAAAGGTATGCCAAAGTTGCTTGGAGAAGAGCAGAAAATTGAACACATCTATTGGCTTGCCTGGAAATCAATGCAGACCGCCGGAATTGTTGTAAAGCCGTGGGGTCCAGAGTTTCTAGATACAATCATTAGCGCCGAATTGGATGCTGATGATTCTTTCGGATCCACCGAAATAGCCTAACTTACACAGTAGCGGCTATTTCGGTGGAAACCGGAATCTCTCCCATAGATTTGCTTGATGCCCCACCAGGGATTCTTGAAGCAATCACGATTTATATGAAAGAGCGAGCTAAATCAAATGGCTGATGAAGTAGTTATTCTTAACGGCGTTAAAGAAACCCTTGCTGCATTAAAAGATTTTGATAAAGATGCAGTTAAGCGTTTCAACAAAGTTATTAATAGCGAACTATCAGGCGCAGAGCGTGATGCAAAAGGATTGATTAGCCAAGATCCACCTATGAGTGGATGGCGCAAAACAGATGCAGCCAAGGGGCGTACTCGCGGTGGCGCAGGTTGGCCAGGCTGGAACGCTGCAGAGATTCAATCAAAGATTGCAAAAACTAAGGCTAAGGGCAAGGTTCGAGGCGATTACACAACAAGCGCCGGTGCTTTGCTTAACAAGTCTGCAGCAGGATCTATTTTTGAAGTTGCAGGCCGTAAGACTAAGAGCAGTATGGCAGGCGGTAGTAGCGCCCAATTTCTGCGTACCCTGGGAAACAGATTTGGTAAAGCATCCCGTGTAGTTTGGCGTGTAGTTGATAAAGATAAAGCAAGAATTGAACAAAATGTGGCAAAGGCTCTTGAAGAGGCCAAAACACTATTGCAAAAACACCTGAATAGAGAGCGAGTATAAAAAATGGCCGTTGGCTCAATTGTCGCTCGAATTCTCACCGAGTATTCAGACAAAGGCACAAAGCAAGCAACCAAAGACATTGCCAAAATGGAAAAAAAGTTTGGCGATTTTGCAAATAAGGCAGCCAAGAGTTTCGGATTAGCAGCACTTGCAGCAGGCGCTTTTGCAGTAAAGGTTGGATTTGATGCAGTAAAGGCAGCAACAGAGGATCAGAAATCTCAGGCATTACTTGCCAACTCTTTGCGTAATACTGTTGGTGCAACAGATGCTGCAATTGCAGCCACTGAAGCCTACATAACTCAAATGCAGGCTGAATTTGGCGTTGCAGATGATCAGTTAAGGCCGGCCTTGGCCAAACTCGCTGCAGTAACTGGCAGTGTTACTAAGGCTCAAACCCTTATGGGCGTTGCCTTAGACATTGCAGCATCAAAAAATATTAGTGTTGAGCAAGCATCTGCCTTGGTTTCAAAAGCCTATGGTGGCAATATTGGTGCGCTCAAAAAGTTGTTCCCACAAATCTCTGCAGCAACAGTTAAATCTAAGGATTTTGCCGGTGCGATGCAAGAGATTTCAAAGGAAACTAAGGGCGCAGCAGCAGCAGCAGCCAATACCTTTGCTGGTCAAATGGAGAGAATTAAACTTGCTTTTGGCGAGGCTTCAGAATCTCTTGGCTACAAGTTACTGCCACAAGTTAAGGCTTTTGCTGATCTCATCATTACTAAGGCAATCCCTGCAATTCAAAAATTTGTAGATGAGAATGGCGATAAAATTGCCAATGGTTTTAAGGTTTCAATTCAGTATGGAATTGCCTTTGCAGCGATTATCAAGGTAATGAAGGCTTTGCGTACAGTATCTCTTGCATCTGCTGCTGCAACTGCTCTTGCAACAGGTGGTATTTCTGCTGCTGCAGGCGCTGCTGCATTTGGTGTGGCTTTGGTTGGTATCGGTATTGCGGCCAATAAGTTCAACAAGGATTCAGATAAGGCTGCAGATTCACTAGGCAAGTTTGATTTTAACGCCAAGGGATTCTCTGCAACTGCAAATGATTATACTAAGGGCATTGAAGGAATGACCGGTGCCACCAATGGACTTACTGGGGCAACAGATAACGCAGCAAAAGCTACTGCCCTATTACTTAAACTTCAAAATAAATTTGGCCTAAAAGGCTTGAAAGAAACAGATCCAATCACTCTTGAGGATGAACGGGGGAAATATAACAGTGAATGTTGCAGGTTCAGTTGTTTCCCAGGGTGATTTAGTAACAGGCATTAAGAATGGCCTTGAGGTTATCTATCGCCGGCGTGGCGGTAGTGGTTACGCGGTGTTGTAATGCCTGCTAATGCACCTACCCTTACAGTTGCTTTTGGACTTAATGGCACTTTTACCAATGTAAGTGCAGATTTAATTCTCACTGTTGATATTCGCCGTGGCCGTATGTATCAGGATGTATTCATTGATGCAGGAACCGCTACTGTTGTGCTTAATAACCAATCAGGCGCTTTTGATCCTAGTAATACAAGTAGCCCCTGGTATAACACCCTCATTGCCGGTATGCAGGTAAGAATCAGTGGCAATTCAACTGTTATCTACACAGGCTACCTTGAAGATAATATGGTTAACCAGGGAATCTACCCAACTGTTTCCCTTACCTTTGTGGATGGCCTTGCTACTTTTGGAAAGACAATTGCACCCGCACTAGCAACTTCAGCTTTTTCTGAAACTGCAGCAGCAAGAGCAGCAAGAGTTTTGGACATTGCCCAATGGCCTGCAGGCTCACGCAGTCTTACAGGAACTACTGTAATGCTCAAAACTGCTCAAGGGATTAGTTGCCTAGATATGCTTGAACAGTGCGCCAATGTGGTTGGTGGCCGTTTCTATGTAAGCCGTACAGGCGTTGCAACCCTAGTTCCCATTGCAGATAAGTTTTCACGCCCTACACAATTACTTTTTAGCGATCAGGGCGATGCTTATAGCGTTGGTTATGATGGCATTATTACTAATCCGGGTACTGATTATGTATATAACCAGGCGATTGTTGATCGTGGGCCAGGCGTTTTGCAATACACATCTACCTACGGCGCAAGCGTTACAACCTACGGCCTGAAGTCCAAAAAGTTAGATGCACCTTCAAATACATCTACTGCTGCAACAAATCTTTCACTTTATGCAGCTCGAAAAGATGCAGATGCTGCCGTTTTGGTTGAGCAATTAGATTTTACACCTATCGGTATTGGGGCTTTGGCTACGGATTTCCTAGAAACTGAACTTAACGATTTAGTTACAGTTAAGCGTGTTACCTATGATGGCCGTAGCATCTCAATTAACTGCGTTGTTGAAGGTATGGCTCACTCAATTACTGCAGACAATTGGCGCGTTAGTTACTTCACCTCACTTGTTGATCCTTATACGATTGCACTCTAGGGGGAATAATGCCACTTTGCCCACAAATTACAATTACACCGGTTACTGTAACTACAAGTGGAATGACTACCACTTCAGTTATTGCAGCAAATGCACCTGTAACTACAGAGCAGGCAACTGAACTTCAAACAGAAATTAATTCAATTGAGGCTGCGGTTAATGGTAAAAACCATATCTACCGCCAAGCATCTGCACCTGATGGCTCTGTTTATGCCTTAGTTGAAGGCGATGTTTGGTTCGATACCGATGATGGCAACAAGCAATATTATTGGACTGGAACCGCTTGGGTATCTGTTCAAGATACGGCTATTGCAGCAGCAACAACTGCAGCAACTGCAGCAACAAATGCAGCAAATGCAGCAACGGCAGCAGCAGCAGCAGCTCAAACAACTGCAGATGGTAAAAACCGAATCTATCGCCAAACAACACAACCTACGGGTGGAACCTATGTTGAAGGTGATCTTTGGTTTGATACCGATGATGATAATAA